AGATTCAAAGATCGAAGAGTTTCCAAGAATGAATTTTAAAGACATTGTATTATGAATGTAATCAAGTTAATGGGAGGTTTAGGAAATCAAATATTCCAGTATGCTTTTGGACAAGTTCAGGCTGCTAATGGAATTAAAGTTACCTATGATAGTTCTTGGTTTTCTGATAAAAATCATAAAGACACTCCTCGCCCTTATTTACTTGATAAATTTAAATTAGAGATTCCAATTCATTCATTTATAGGAAATCAATTAACCATTCAAGAAGCAGGGTATGATGAAGCATTGACAAATCTTCGAGATTGTAATTTTTGGGGATATTGGCAGTATTTAAGATATTATGAAGGCATTCTAAGCCATTTACAAGCAGAATTAAAAGTAAAGGATATCTATTATACTCAGAAGTATAAAATGCTGAGAAAACAGGCTGAAAATAGTGAAATCGTAGCAATGCACATTAGGCGAGGCGATTATGTAACAACAAAAGGATTTAAGGTACTTTCTTTAAGTTATTATTATCATGCTCTGCATTTAGTTAAAGGGGATCTTTTTATTTTTAGCGACGATATTCAGTGGTGTAAAGAAAAGTTTAAAGAAGAGTTTTTTAGTAGAAAATTAACATTTGTAGAATTACCAGATTATTTATCGTTTGATTTAATGACACGATGTTCTAATTTTATTATTTCAAACAGTACATTTTCTACACTTGCTGCATATTTGAGTACTACTCAAAATAAAATTGTAGTAGGTTCAAAAGATGTTTGTATTGAGTCTGTACAAGAAAGAGAAAAGAAGAAATACTTACCAAAAGATTGGATACTGATATGATCATATCATTGAATAAAATAGCGGCAGATTACAAACTTCAGATTAAAGGAGTTTTGCATGTTGGAGCTCATGTGGGTCAAGAGTACCCAGCTTATGTTCATCAGGGAATAAAAAATATGATTTTCTTTGAACCAGTAAAAGATACATATCAAAAACTATTAAAAACAATCGGTGAGGCTTCAAAAGTATTAACATACAATGTTGCTCTTGGTAATGAAACAGGGGAAAGAGAAATGTGGATTGAAACTGCTAATCAGGGAATGAGTAGTTCTCTACTTGAACCCGGAACACATTTACAAACATACCCAAACATAGAATTTCTTACAAAAGAAACAATTCAGGTGAGGAAACTTGACAATATTAAATTTCCAAGAATTAGTTATAACATGATTTGCATGGATGTTCAAGGATTTGAATTGGAAGTATTAAAAGGAAGTGTTCAAACATTAAAATCAATTGATATTGTATACACAGAAATCAATACGGAAGATGTGTACAAAAAATGTGTTCATGTAGAGGAGTTAGACTTGTTTTTAAGTCAATTTGGATTTAAAAGAGTATTGACTCAAATGGCTTGTCAGAGTTGGGGTGACGCTTTATATTTGAAAAATAGTTGATATGCAAAAGTTGATTAATCGGGTGGTGTTAGTCTTGAGGAGTAGTCCAAAAGAAGCCTTTACTCACAAAGGAGGAGGTTCTTATTCTTTCTCCGATGTGGAATTGATAGCATATCATTTACACAAACAATGTTCTGATGTAGAAGTTATTTGTTTGTGGGACAAGATAACACAACCGTTCGATTTAGTGAATGTGAAAGTCATCCCAATGCAAACTCACTGGTCGAAGTGGTGGGCAAAGATGAATATATTTTCTCCAGAAATGGAACAATATAGACCGTTTTTATTCATTGATTTGGATACTTTAGTAGTTGGTAATTTAACAGGAATTCTTCCTCCAGCAGAGGAGCACATTAATAAATTCATTGCTTTAGGTCCATTTACTGAGGATAAAAAAGTACATTCAATAAATAGTGTTGAAGCTACTTTATATTCGGGTATCATGTGGATCCCTGCAAATAATGAAAAAATAACTCAAATCTGGGAAAAATGGTTAACCGATCCTGAGGAGTGGATGAATTCTTGTAAAAGTGGGGATCAGGAATTTATTAAAACCACCGTAAAACGACCAGATGTTTGGTGGCAGCAAATAACCAATAAAGTAGGAACTTTCAAACCAAAAGAAGGAGAACGTATTGCTGGGCAAGATGGAAAACAGAGATGGTTTGAGTATATAAGAAGAGAACCTGATCATTTTTCTATTATTTGTTTACACGGACTTCCAAAAATGTGGTCCGCTGCTCAATATAGGAACTGGGTATGCGATTACATTAATGAGTGTTTTCCGAAACAAAAAGCATTAGTGACAGTGATTATACCATACAAAGAAAATCCAAAAAGAACTTGGTTACAAGATGCTATTAATAGTGTTCCTAAAAATTGTCAATTATTGGTATCAGAAGGACCAGGTATGTGGGCTGAGAATTTCAATAAAGTATTAGATCAAGCAGAAGGGGAATACATCAAATATTTACATGACGATGATATGTTGACTCCAAATTGTATTGAAGATTCTGTTAGCACGTTAGAAAGTACAGGAGCTGATTTTATTCATGGTATGGCTTCAGAATTAAAAGTTAAAGATAACAGTATTTGTTTATATAAACCAATTGTTAAAGATGGTAGTTTATCTGATTTATTGAAAGCAAATTTCATTCATTCAGCTACCACAATGTATCGTAAATCAGTATTTGAAAAAGTAGGTAGTTTTGATGAAACATTACCAGATAGTGAAGAATATGAATTTAATTTAAGATGCCTTCATGCAGGATTAAAATTAGCATACTGTGATTCGGTTCTTGCAGTTTATCGAAGGCATGATGAACAACAATCTTTTAAATTGAATTCACAATTACAGGCAACCAGTAATAAAATTGCAAATAAATACAGAGTATGGCATCAAAAACATCATATAGTCCAATTTTTGTAACCGGAATAGAACGTTCAGGAAGCACCATAGTAGCAAAGATTATTCAATCTTGTGGTGTTTGGACTGGGCAAACTACTGAGATGCTTGAAAATATAGCTATAAAACGACTGGTAAATGGATTATATGAATCAAATAGTGCTGATGCAAGAGGGCAGTACCCTTTACCTAATTTGGATCGGATAAATGCTCCTCATCATTGGAATAAGTCGATTGAATTGATTTTAGCAAACGGTGGGTATAAAGAAGATCAGCCTTGGATGTATAAGAGTGCAAGAATTGGACAAACCTGGACTTTGTGGGACACATTTTATCCAAATGCAAAGTGGATTATAGTTAGGCGCAGAACAGGGGATATCATCCAAAGTTGTTTAAAAACAGGCTTTATGACTGCTTTTAAGAATGAAGGCAATCGTCAAGAGATAAATGTTAAAGATGAGGCTGACGGATGGCTTTGGTGGGTACACGAGCATGAAAAGAGGTTTGTAGAGATGATTGGAGCTGGGTTAGATTATAAAGAACTTTGGCCAGAAAGAATGGCAATGGGTGATTTTGAGCAAATGAAAGAAACTATAGAGTGGTTAGGTTTAGAATGGAATGATAAAGTTACCAATATGGTTCAAGGATTGTTAAAGAATAGCAAACAAAAAGAAAGGAGCACATAGCATGGCAGTAAGAGTAACGGCAGCGGAAGTTAAAGCAATATTAGAGGATACAGAATTAACTGACCTTGTTGTAGAAACATATATTACAGGAGCAAATACATTGGTAAATTCTGTATTAGGCACAGGTACAACTGATCTTTTAAAAGAGATAGAACGTTGGCTCACAGCACACATGATTAAAAGTACTCAGGAACGTATTGCTAAGAAAGAAGAAGCAGGAGGGGCTAAAATAGAATATGAAGGTGTGTTTGGTGCAGGGCTTTCTTCTACTCCATATGGACAAATGGTTCTAACGTTAGATGCAACAGGTTTAATGGCTTCATTATCAGGAAAAACTGTAAAAATTTATGCAATTAAATCTTTTGACTAATGAGTATTCAAGGATTCATAAAAAGAGTTTGTAAACAGACAGCCGTGTATTGGGGGAATCCTCAAAATGATGGGTTTGGAGGGATGACGTTTAATTATCCGATAGAAATAGCCTGTCGTTGGACTGATAAAGAACGTATATTTACAAGTAACGATGGTATAGAAATTCATCAAAAAGCAGAAGTCTTAGTGACTCAGGATTTAAAAGTCCAAGGATGGTTATATTTAGGAGCCTTAGATGATGTTCTAGATTTTGGAGAAAGTAGTGGTGATCCTATTTCACCTAAAGAAGTGAATGGAGCTTATCAAATTATAGGATTTGACAAAGTACCAGAAATCTTTTCTACTACAAAGTTTGTACATACAGCGTATCTAGGATTCGGAACAGTATAAAAGTAAAGAAATGGCAATATCTCATACAGGCGGACACGGAGGAATAGATTACGGCAGCATCAGAGGATGGGAGCAAGTGATTGCAAATCTGAATAAAGAGGTACTATTAATCTCCAATGGAAGTCGTGCAGGAATGAATAGAGCTGCAAGATTTATTCAAAGAGATGTAGAATCAGTTCCACCATTAACTCCTGTCGATACAAATACATTAAGAAGTTCATTCACTGTTAAAGATACACATGGAGAGGCAAAAGCTAATGTAGGATCTAGAACAGGTAACAGATATCAGAATTACGGAATACAATTTGGGTATCCTGTTAATTATGCTCTTTGGGTTCACGAAATGGTCGATGCAGATTTCACTTCTCCAAGAATACGATATGGTCCAGGTAAGGGAAGAAGACGAGAATACATACCTAGAGCAGGTGCAGGGGCTAAGTGGCTAGAATCTTCAATAAATAGAAATCATGATACCATATTGCAGATAATTGCAGATGGTGCAAGTAAAAAAGCATAAAAATGAACGCTTCGTCAATCGACATTGTAGATATATTAGAGGCAGAAAGTAGTCTAGGACTGACTTTTGCAGAAAACTTGTTTGTAGGTCGTGAACCTACTAAACCAGATGTTTGTGTAACTGTATTTGATTATGCAGGGATGCCTCCTCAATTGAATTTGACAGATCAAGGATATGAATATCCTTCTGTTAATATGCGAGTTCGCGCTCGAGATTATCAGACAGGAAGTGCTCTATGTGAACAGATTAAGACAGCATTACATGGCCGGGCAAATGAGACATGGAATTCTACGTATTATTCTGTTATATACTGTATCAGTGGACCGGCTCTGCTTGATTGGGATGAGAATAGTCGGGCACGCTTTACTATCAATTTTAATATTCAAAGAAGATAGGAGAAATTTTTATGGCAAGTAAGGCATTTAGTGGTGTAGGAACGAAGTTCTATAAATGGGATGACTCAGATTGGGTTGCCATTGCAGAAATAACTTCCATCAAAGGACCAGGGTTCAAAAAGGAGATTATTGAAGTCACCTCTATGGATAGCACTGGAGGGTACAAAGAATTCATCGCCGGGTTTAAGGAGGCAGGGACAATTTCTCTGACTATGAACTTTACCAGTGATGGATACGATGCACTCAAAGCTGATTTTGAAGCTTATGAAAATCAATACTATCAAGTTGTATTGGGGAATGCTATGCATACCTCATTCGAATTTGAAGGATTTGTAACTGAGCTTCCTCTTACGATTGATGCAAAAAATGCCGTGACACTCGATGTGACCATTCAGGTTACAGGTGAGGTCTTAAAACATACCGGCGAAGATAGTGGTTCACCATCGTCTAATTTTTAATTTAAAAAGGACTAATCATGTCATTTTTTACAAAGTAATACTAATCATTTAAAATCATTCATCATGTCTATTTTATTAAATCGAAACTCATTATTGAAAAAAGAAAATCTAGAGGTCAAAAGAGTTGATCTTGGTAAAGATGAGTATGTATTTGTCCGTCAAATGACAGGACGAGAAAGGGATTTATTTGAACAATCTCTTCTTAAAGAAACTAAAAATGAATTAGGTGCAATAACAGGGTATGATCGTTCTGTTGAAGACTTTCGTGCAAAGTTAGCAGTTGTTACTGTATGCGATGACAAAGGAGTAGCTTTACTCAAACCAGAGGACTACCCAATTCTTTCTCAACACATGTCTGCAAAGCGGTTGGAGAAGATTGTCAATGTTGCACAAAAGTTGAATAATATCACTGAAGAGGATAAGGAGGCTTTAGTAAAAAACTCCGAAGCCGTCCAGGACGGCAGTTCCAATTCAGACTCTGTAGAGAATTAGGGTTTGCACATCCAGATCAATTGCTGGATCAGTTAACCTCTACTCAATTAAGTGAATGGGAAGCGTACGATAGATTAGACCCGATAGGCACTTGGAGGGATGATTTTAGAGAAGCACATTTAGCAAGTTTGATTAGTAATTTTGTGAAATCTATTTATCATGATCCCCAAAAGCCAGAAATACAAGAATCGGATTTATCAACACCAGCAGACTTTATGCCTGTTTGGGATCGAGAAGCAAGGAAGAATAAAGTAATAGAAAAGCAATCAGCAGATGAGATGGAACAATTATTATCAACATTTGCAGAAATACATAACAAACAATTGAGTGGTAACAAAGCAAGAATCAGTCCTCCATTAAAACTACAAAAGAAATGAATATAGGGGAACTTTGGGTAACGTTAGGTGTCGATGCTTCTGGATTGAAGCAAGGGGAAGATGGATTAAAAAGCTTTCAGACAAAGGCCGAAACAAGTATGCAATCTATTTCTGCTTCATTAGAAAGAACGTCTAATCAATTTCAAAGATTTGGTAGTGCTGCCAGTCGTTATCTAACCATGCCTTTATTACTCATAGGAGGAGGTGCTGTGAAAATGGCTGCTGATTTTGAATATGCTTCTCAAAAGATTGTAGCATTGGCCGGAGTTTCTCAAAGTCAAGTGGATGCTTGGAAAGTAGGTATTGCTAGAATTAGTAATGTGACAGCCAGATCTTCTAAAGAACTTGCGGATGCTTTATACTATGTAGCTTCGTCAGGTATCAGAGGCAAAGAAGCTTTAGATGTTGTTGAATATTCAGCCAAAGCTGCTGCTTCTGGTTTAGGAGAGACTGATGTTATTGCACGCTTGGTAGGTTATGCTTTAAACAATTATGGTAAGGCAAATATAACAGCCGCTAGAGCGACAGATATTTTAGTTGCTTCTGTACGAGAAGGTAAGGTCGCTGCTGAAACACTTGCTTCAGCATTTGGTATGGTTTTGCCAGTTGCATCAGCAATGGGTGTTCCATTCGAGCAAATAGGAGGAGCATTGGCAGCCATGACACGTACAGGATTCAATGCTTCTATGGCTGCAACAAGTTTAAGGCAGATATTAGCTAGTATGTTGAAGCCTACACATGAGGCACGAGAAGCATTGGCTGCTATGGCTGTAAAAATGGGGGATACTAGTTATACTATTGAAGGACTTCGTAAAACCCTCCGAGAGGATGGATTATTAGGTGCTTTAATGAAGGTTGATACAATGACAAAACGATTTGGAGAAGATATTGTAGCAAAGGTATTCCCAAATGTTAGAGCATTGACTGGTGTATTGTCCTTAATGGGGAAAAATTTAGAAAACAATATTGGTATTCAAAATAGGGTTACAAACAGTATAGGTGCAATGAATGACGCCTTTGCAGTAATGTCATTGACAACGGAACAGCAATTAAAATTGGTAAAAATATCATTTCAAAATAATTTACTTGCTTTAGGAGCGGCTATACAGAGGTCTTTAATACCAATATTAAAATCACTTAGTGAAACATTAAATTCACTTGCTTCATGGTTTAGTAGGCTGTCTCCTTCCGTACAAACAATGATTATAGAATTAGGAGGATTTTTAGCTATTTTAGGTCCTGTTGGACTTGCTGTGGCAGCTTATATAAAGATATTTTCAGGATTATATGTAGCCTTAGTTTGGGTAGGAGGAGCTATAAGGACCGTTACATTGGCAATTATGGCTAATCCTTGGATGGCTGCAGCCGTAGGTGTTGCTTTATTAGCTACTTATTTTATTCAGGCAGCTCAGGCAGCAAATCAGTTATCGGTAGCCCAAAGAACATTAAATGACTTAAACACAATTGCACAACAATCTGTAGTTCAAGAAAGTGTTCGTTTAGAGTCGTTATTGAGACTTGCTAAAAGTGAGTATGCCTCAAAAGAAATGAAGGCAAGTGCTATTGCAGAAATCAATGGGATTTTACCTGCATACCTTGGAGGTATAGATGAGGAAGCTATTAAGACAGGAAGAGCAACAACAGCAATAAATGAGTATATATCAAAATTAAAAGAAAAAGCTACATTACAAGCTGCCAGTGATTTACTTGTTGATGTAGAAAAGAAACGTCTTTCTGATGTTATGTCAGGAGCGGACAAAAAAATGACTTTTGGACAGTCTGTTAATAGTCAAGGTATTATGCGAGCATTAGGTGTGTCTCCATTTGGGGCATATTTTGATGATCTTAAATCTGTAGGCTATTATCAAATGACTAATGCCAATAATGCAGAAATACAATATAGTAAACAAAAGTCTTTTTTAGAAAATCTTATTGACACTACAAAATTAAGAATAAAAGGTGAGGAAGCTCTTGGTCATGTTCTTAAAAATAATACAGAAATAACTACTCCTGAATCTTATTTACCTGAAAAAGAGAAAGATCGTATGAAGGAGTTGATGGAACTTGCTCAGACTGCTTCTGGGAAACGTCTTGATCAATTAATGAAAGAATGGGTTGCTTTAGAGAAGAT